GGTCAGGGAAGTGCATCAATCTGAAACGTATAGGAAGATTCACTATGAAGAAGTGCTATCAGGCCAGGAGTATGGGGATTGGAAAGATCAGCTTTAATGGTCTGCCCGACATAAGCATGGACGTGGATCTGTCGGACACGTTCCTCGATTCTTATTCGCAAGAGATATTTGTGTCTCATGCGATAATAGATAAGATGAAGCTATTAGATTCAGAGTGCGTGACAATCATTATTAATAAGAAGCTGCTCGAAAACATTATTCAATCCCACATTAAAGCATTGCGTCAATATGCCCACTGACATTGAGCCTCAGGAAAAAACAGAGCGGTTAAGCGGTGAGGGTTCCGACCGCCACGCCTTCATTAAGAAGCTGGCCCAGAAAGTACGCCAGGATGACGATGACCGCCAGGTCTGGAAAGACAAACAAGTCGTAGCCTATAACGCGCGGCTCGGCTTAAAGCGCCGCACCAACCGTCCCTACCCAGGGGCTTCTGAAGTGCCGATTCCCATCACAGATAAATTCATCACGAAGCTAAAGAGCATGTTCGTGAGCGTAGCGACCTTAATGAAGAAGCAAATTGTGGTCACGCTTGATGATGGTGAGGTAGCGACTCCGGAGACGAAGCTCTCTGCTTCCCGCATTGAGCGTGCCCTCAATAATCTCGTAAGAAAGCGCGACTTCGGCTGGGCAAAGAAGGTGACCCTGTTCGTGGATTATTTCCTAGAAAACGGTCACGCCGTCTTTAAGGTGATTGAGAAGTTTTTCTCAAAGACGATTAACCGCACCATCAACATTGAGAACAATTTCTCTCCTGAAGACATTAAGGTCTTAAAGAAGATGAAGAAGGCGGAGCTTCGCCTGATCCTGGCCCAGCGCGAAGAAATGAATCTAAATGATAAAGATGATTTAAAACAGATAGACAAGGCCATTGAGCAATTTAAGGCAGGAAAGAAAGTGCTCACCTTTACTAAGAAGGAAATCTACTCGGAGCCGACTGTGATTCCTGAGCGCGGCCTGCGCATCATCGTCCCAAGCTCAGGCACTGAGACTCAACGCCTGCCACGCATTACCCATGACATGTGGGTCACTTATCAGGAGCTTCGAACTAAAGCAGATAAGGGCATCTACGACAAGAAAACAGTAGACAGCATCAATGAGGACGGCGGAACATCAGACGATAACCTGACCAACACATCTTGGTCAATTTCAGAGGGGGTTTCTACCCTAGATGTAAGAGGCGGACTCTTTAATGTGCGCGAGTGTCAGACCTATTACGAGAACGAAAAGTGGGTGTTCACTTGGATAGAGCAAGCCGGAAGTCAAGATGATAGAGACGCCCCCCGTGACGTTATGGTGCTCCAAGAAATGCCGCTGCCCTATGACCACGGCCTCTGGACATATATCAAGCATGACTACGAACTAAAGAACACCCGCTGGTACAATTCAAGAGGGGTTCCGGAAAAGATCAGAGGGTTGCATCAAACGATTGAAAAGATGTATAACGCCAGGCTCATTAGGGATGAATACAACAACGCTCCCATGTGGCGCGTGTCTAAACAGCTCGGAATGGCAGGCGACGAAATCAGGATGCGTCCAGGTCAAGTAGTGCAGGCCGAGAGTGGAGAGATCGAACAAATTAACAAAGGGGTTACGACAGACGTAAGCTCAGAGCGCCTAGAACAACAGGCAAAGGCGTATGCCGAAGAGTACCTAAGCATCACGGACTTCAGCAATCGCAACGCAGTAAACCCGGGCGGCTCACGCACCGCCACTGAAATCCAGGCCATCAATCAAGCCAGCACGCGCCAAGTCAATATGGATATATCGCTCTTCCTAGATACTCTCTCCGAAGTAGCGAACCACATGTACCTGATATTAAAACAATCTGTTGACCGCCCCATGAAGGTGGCCGGCATTGCGCTGCGCCCAGAGGACTTTCTAGTAAAAACCATCGTGTCCTGGTCAGGGAGTTTAGACGCTACAGACAGCCAGCTACAGATGCAGAAAGCCGTGGCACGGCTCCAGACTGTTGTCGCCATCGGCCAGCCTTTAGGCATCGTCACACCAACCAATGTATACAACATGCTCCAAGACTACATAGACGCAGATCCAGACGTGGACGTCACAAGCAAATACATCACCGCCCCGCAACAGGCGAGTATGGACCAAATGTCTCAGCAGCAGGAAGAGATCGTGCGTATGTTAAACGGCTTTGACGTCCCCGTCTCCCCTGATGACGATGACAATATTCACATTCAGGTAATCGAGGAATGGGCAAACACCCCTCAAGGCGCCGAGGCTATGGCTAACGAGGGAATCGCAAACTTAATAGAAAAACACTCGAACATCCACATTCAATCGGAGCAAATGAAAAATGGAATCCAAGCGCAAAAATCGCAAGGTTCGCAAGGCAGTCAAGGCGACCCAAGAGCCCGTAGAGTCGCCCAAACAAACGGCAGGTTCTAAACCCTCATCTGTCGAAGCTCTCATCCGCTACAACGGTGAACTCGTAGAGAGCCTCTACATCTCACCCATCTGGTCAGAGATTATCGAACCCTTAATTGATGAAGGGATCGCTTCTGTCTCAGGCCGAAAGACCAATGGCCGCTACCACTACGGAGACTACGTTAAATCAAATTCCAAGAGAGACTTCGTAGCAGGTTACCAAAAAGCCTTGATGGACTTTAACAACTACATAAATGATTTCGTCTTAGCCAAGAACAAAATGATTGAGCGCAAACAAGCAGAAGAGATAGACAAACACGCACCGGTCTACAACCCCTTTATGGAGGAAGAAAGTGAAACCTAACATCGCCAGAATTATCAATAAGATTAAAGCAGGAGTTAAGATTGACCATACGGTGCGTAAGATAAACGCCGCTAAGCCTAAGTTAAAATTCTCTAAGCCTGGCCTTAAGGAGCGTGACATGCGCGACGAAGCTAAGGACATGGGCAGTCACATGGCGCGTGAATATTTCGGGGGGAGTGATGACTAGCGGTCAATTTGATAATGAAACATCCGTTAAAAACTTTGAGTGGCACCGAGAGAGGGTGCTTCGAGAGAAGAAGAAGCCTCAACGCGAAAGTGCCAATCGCATTGATTTTAACCTAAGAGCCGTTGAGAAGAAGCATGGCGCAAAGGCGGCTAAGGAACTCTATAAAGAATTGAGAAGTAAGTGATCCCCAAGAAGGTTTTTGACGAAATCACCCGCTGGCAAAAAGAAAAGAAATACGGAAATATCCAGCTAAACTTCTCCAAAGGCCGTATCTTCAACATCAACTTAGTAGAATCTTTTAAGGTCAATGAAGCAACTATAGAAACAACGGACTCAAGCACTACGGTTGCTTCATAGTCTATAATATATTTATAGACCCCAAAGTCTATAAAAACTTGAGCCATAGACGTCTAGGTCGTCTATAAACCCCTTGGGAGAGTAACATGGCAGATGAAATAACGGCTCCTGCAAGTGCCGAGCCTGAAAAGGTTGAAACTGCTGGCGATGAATCGCTCATTGATAATCGTCGTTCGGAAGTAGAGAAACAGGTTGCCGCCTCAAACGATAACCCTCAGCTTACGGAAGTTCCCGAAGAACTGACGGAACCAAAAGAGGTTCCAAAGAAGATTGAGGAAGAACCTGATCAGCTTGACAGCATCAAGAAGTCGGTTCAAAAGCGTATCAATAAGGTGGTGGCCCAGAAGAAATCAGTTGAGGATGAATTAGCTGAGGCTAAGGCTGAACTGGAGCGTCTTAAAGCTAGTCCCAAAATCGAACAACCTCAAGATGATAAACCACCAACCCCTGAACAGGTTGAGGCTTACATATTAAAGATGAGAGAAGAGGGCAATGCTAAAGAAGAAATAGCTGCCACCCGGTTCCTCATTAAGCTAGAGAAAGAACTAGCGGTTAAGTCGATTAAGGAAGAGCAGGAAAAGGCGCAATTAGAAGCTAATGCCAAAGCTGCTAAACAACTCACTGACTGGGCAAATTTGCAGAGCGATTACGTCATGTACGACGAATCAGGAAAACCTGACGTCAAACATGACTTAAATCTCTCAAATCAATCTGGTCTTCTCTACAAAACAGCACTGTCACTCTATCAAGACAAAGAGTTACATGCTGATTTCTACGCAGACCCTGACACCATTCAGGGTTTTCGCCGCGCCGTATCAGACGCTTACCGTGAAATTCATCAACAAGGCTTAATTACTCCCAAGGGAGAGTCAGCGAAGGCTGGCAAGCGCATCCCTCTAACTCTGCTCGCAGAACCGGAAGCAGAGTCAACTGAGGAACCTAGCCAATCTACGAGTGCCGCCTCCCTCTCAGACGCCGAAAAGGTGAGAGAAGAAATTCGCAATAGGAAGAAGAACCGTTTCATACGGAAACCTTCCAGAACTTAATTGAGGCAATAATATGGGACAGCAACTTTTCGCGACAAATTCGCTCGGCGGATTTTTCACGAACAACCAGCTTTCTCAGCAGGTCCGCTACCTCTCTCAAACTATGCAGCGGTTCCGTCAATTCGTTGACGCTGAACCAGCAGCAGGAACGAATAGAGGAAACAAGGTGTTCTTTGATAAAATATCGAACATCTCTACGGCTGGCGGAACTCTTGTTGAGACAGATACAATTCCAAAGAGGAACTATACGATCCTCCAAGGGACTTTAACTATGACGGAATACGGTAGAATGATTTGCCGTTGGTTCGTTAACTTGTTTGAAGGAAATTTCTGCTATGCTTAATTGCCGAGTATGCGGGGTTCAAACAGCTAAAATTAACCGTTGCACTTCTTGTTCTAAGAAGGGAAGAACTCCTTGGAATAAGGGTTTGAAAGGTTATATGGCTGGTAGAATTGTTTCTATTGAAACTCGAAGAAAAGCATCTGAAAGCCAAGCAGGAAAATTAAACCATAATTGGAAAGGTGGAATTTCGTACAGAGCAAATAGAAAGCAAATTGGCTATCTTTATGAGAATTGGAAAAAAGAAGTTCTCATTAGAGACAGTTCAAATTGCACTATCTGTAATAAATTCTGTCTTTATGCAATTGTCCATCATATCAGACCAGTTTCTTTGTTTCCTGAATTGACATATATCGTCGAGAATGGAAAGACAGTTTGCTATGATTGCCATATGGTCATACATCAAAAAGTTAGCGGATACAAACCAAAACGGGGTGAATTCAGTGAAACTCTCAATGAGACAACACTGAGCCAAGAGTGGATAGAAATATCTACTAAGGTGCAACGCATACTGGACGAGACTAAAGAATTATATTCTATGTCAGTAACTCCAGCACGAGCTCCCTGGGCGAAAGCTAAGATATATGCTGAACTTACGGGCGACTGTAAGAAGTAACTGATAAAAAACAGTTACGATAACATAATTGAACTCCATTCCGTATACTCAGAAAGTTAAGACCCTTTCAGAGATTACAGTTCCCGAAACGGTAAGAACCGTTCTCACCAACGATATGAAGGTGGTCTTAGACTCTGCGGCAGCGACCGAGTTTATGACTGTTGACTATATCGCAACCATTACCAACACAGCGACCACGACTTTCGGCTCACAAGGCACGGCACTCGCAACAGCCGGCGCCAACATGAGCGACAAGAACGTGCGTGACATCATCGACCGCATGAAGACACTTAACATCCCGAAGCGTGAAGGTGATGACTACGTTAGTGTTGCTTCTACCAACAGTATCCGAGGTCTTTATGACTTCTTCGAGGCTAAGGCACAGAACACGACTATGGACCCGCTTCATCGCGGTGAAGTAGGCCGTTACTACGGCTGCCGCTTCGTAGAGGAAACAAACTTCCTCGTGAACACTGACGGCAGCAGTGGTCTTTATGGTGAAGCGTGTTTCTTCGGAGCTGACGCAGTGCGCGAAGGCATCGCAGTACCCGAAGAAATCCGCATTGGTATTCCAACTGATTACGGACGCGACCAGGGGATTGCCTGGTATGCCCTGCTAGGATTCAAGCAGGTCTGGTCATTCGGCGGTATTAAGAATGGCGAAGCGGACGCTACAACCAGAATCATTAAAGTAGACTCACTCTAAGAAAGGAAGGATAACCACATGGCTACAGGTTCTAAAGGTGGTAGAAGTTATTCCGACCCTTCTTATGGGTCGATTAAGTCTAATGTTATCGGGCCATTTACGGCAGGAACAAGGGCAACGGCGATTGTCGCAACTATTTCGCCTATGAATCCTGTTTCAGTCGTAGATTGGAACATGACAAATAGTACACTTGGTACAGGCGGTTCAAGTCAATGGGTCTTAGCAGCTACGTCCTCATCAGGGACAGCGGCTCTTGGAACCATTATCTTCGTCGGTACTCATGCGGCAGGTGCTGCAGTAGAAGGGACAGCTACAGAAACGGTTGTAGCTAAAGGTGGAAAGATTCACCTTTATTCAATTCTATCTACAGCGGCTGCTTTAACTGTGAGCGCAAACATCAGTTACCGTGAAACTTTTGACGCAGCTGATAATTAAGCATTAAGGTAGCAGGGCGGGCAGGAAACTGCCTGCCCTTTTACTTCCAACCTCAATCAGGGGTACATGGATTACCATACAGTAACTCATTGCCGAGTCTGTAATTCAGACAAACTGAAGAAGTATCTAGACTTGGGATCAGTCCCCCTCGCAAATTCGCTCTTAGATTCTCCAGAGAGTATTAGCGCCTCATACCCGATCCATCTCCTTCTCTGCGAAGACTGCTTTCTCTCCCAACTCAGTATCGTCATTGAACCTGACCTCATGTTTTCAAACTACGTTTATCACGCTTCTGTTTCCGAAACCTTTAAAGCTCACTGCTACGATATGGCGCTTGAAGTAAAGGCGATGATAAATGATACCAAAGGGGCTGTTATTGACATCGCCGCCAACGATGGCTGCTTGCTTGACCAGTTTAAACGCGCAGGTTTCTCTTGGCTATCAGCTGTCGAACCAGCAAAGAACCTAGCTCTTGAGTGCGAAGCAAAGGGCTACTATACTCATAATCAATACTGGAACTACTCAACTCCTGTGCCGAGAGCGTCCGTCATTACAGCCACTAACGTACTTGCCCATGTAGACGATTTAAACGACTTTGTCTCAGCAATTTTTCACCACCTGCCAAGATGTGCAAAGGGAATCTGCATTATAGAAGTCCCTTACTTAATCAACCTGATCAACAATAACCAGTTCGACACTATCTATCACGAACATCTTTCCTACTTTCTCCTCCGTCCGCTTAAACTGTTATTCGAGCGGTGCAATCTGCGCATCTTTAAAGTTAAACAGGTACCTATCCATGGCGGGTCTTTAAGGATTTACGCCTCTAGGAAGACTTATGTAACCCATGAGTATACAGAAGGGTATCAACCAACAGGATCAAAGGAGGACAGGAACCATGAGGTTAGGGTGGAAAAAGACATGGAACCGCTATTACCGGAAGACGGTTCTGTTCAGGCTACCCTTGACTTAGAACGCTCCCTAGGTTTCTACGATAAAGAAAAATATGAGGTTTACTTCGATGATATAAACTTACTAAGATTGTCTCTTTTAAGTATGCTTGTTGGCTTAAAGGGTAAAAAGGTGGCGGCCTACGGAGCTTCTGCAAAAGGCATCAGCCTCCTAAATTACTGCCTAATTAACAACAGCCTGATTCATTCTATTGTAGACGAAACTCCAGACAAACAGGGCAAATGGACGCCTGGTTCTAAGATCCCTATTATGCCCTTTAGTGAATTTGAGCGTATCAAGCCAGACTATATATTGCTTCTTGCCTGGAACTTTGCTCCTGAACTTATCGCCAAGACCAAACACCTCGGCGCAAAGTATATTGTTCCGATTCCAGAGGTAAAGATCCTTTGAAAACCTGCTTCATATCAAGATTTGGAGGAATGGGGGACGTCCTCCATGCTTCTCATCTCCCTCGTCTTATCAAAGAGTATTACCATGTAGATACCATTGACTTTGAAACAAATTATCAAGGGTATCAAATACTCCAAAACAATCCCTTTATAGACAACTTAATTTATGTGCCGGCTGAGAAAATTACAGACAACCGTCTCAGGAACAATTGGGATTATTGCGAAGAAAAATATGATTTATCTTTCAATTTGATCTACACCATTGAGCTAGCCTATTGTCTTAATGAGAATGACAGTCGTTATTATCGCAATTCTGATTACCGTCGTAAGAACTTCGGGGGAATAAGCTATTACGACGTAATGACTAAATCGTGCAACTTGCCCGATGAATACCTGGGCGAACGGGGCGAAATGTACTACTGCGTTGCCGATCACGAAGCTGCCCGCGGCGAAGTGACTAAGACCAAGGCCAAGTACGGCCTCGACCACATGATTATCGTCAACCTCTCAGGCACATCGCTCCATAAGAAGTTTGTACAGGCTGAATCCGTAAGCCGTAAGCTCCTCGACCGCTATCCAAAGGCCATGATTTTCCTCACGGGTGACGAACATTGTAAAGACCAGGTGTTTGAGCATGAACGTGTCAAGTCCTGGATAGGGAGAAATTTCCGATCAGTCGCTCTGATGACCAAGTATGTTGACCTCACAATCAGCGTAGAGACAGGGCTTGCGCTCGTTGCTCATTCCTTTGACGCCCCATGCCTTCAGTTACTTACAGCCGCAAGCCCTGAGAATCATTGCATAGGAGCTAAGAACGCCTACTGGCTCCAATCCCCAATTGTCTGTAGCCCGTGCCACAAGAATCCTCGTGAATACTGGGGTTGTCCAGCAAAAGATGCCCACCCAGCATGTGTTTGGTTTGACGTAGACGCTATCGTAAACAAAGCAGGAGAAGCCCTTGAGCATAGCCAAGTCCCTACCGCCAGTTGACCCTTTCTTTATGCAGACCTGTCCGCTTTGCGGAACGCCTCAGCGCATGATGATTCGGGGTCTTTACGTTGACCCGAAAACTGAGGAAGGACGACTCTATCCAGACATGGGATATTCTTTCTGCAACTGCCGTGACATATTTTTCACCAAGTGGGAAAATGTAACCAGAGGCGATGAAGGTTTAAACAGTTCAAAAGACCCTATCGGTAAACTAAAAGAAATATTCAATTCTTGTGTCTCAGGTCAAGCGATCAAGATAACTATGCGCGACCCTTATTTCTGCGTCTGGTCGCGCCCACATGAGTACACGGGTTTCAACCCCAGAGTGAACTATATTTTATGGGACGCCGAATCTTTTATCGAAGAATGCAAATGGACAGGGTTTGAACTTATTGATTGGCATCGGGACATGGACGTAGAGAGCAAAACTCCTGAGTGTTATCACATTGAACTGTTAAGACCATGAATAAAATTTTAGTCATCATCCCAATGTTCGGCAAAGCAGAATATACTGACAAGTGTGTGGAGCTAACGTTCAAACATGCGGGTGTACCAGTAGACATCCTGGTTGTTGATGATGGTTCTCCAGGAATCTACCTCAACAATGACGTTGAGGTGTTACGTCTCCCTAAGAACACGGGCTACACAAACGCAACCAATCAAGGCATTCTCTGGGCACAGGAGCGCAACTACGACTACGTGTTACTCCTTAATAATGACACTGAGCCGCGTGAACAATTCGTCAAACTTCTCCTCGATTGCCTGACTTCTGACGAGACTGTGGGGATCGCGTCATCCGCCCGCTTCTGTCCAAAAGAGGGCGGAAGTTACTACGTTGAACTCTACGGCATGGATTTACTAAGAGGTATCCAGGCTGTTACCGATCCAGAACATCTAAAAGACGAAATGATTCAGTGCAACTGGGTGCCCGTTTCCTGTGCCCTTGTGCGCATGAGCGTCATCCGTGAGGTTGGCCTCCTTGACAAGAAGATGAGGACACATAGCTCAGACCTTGAATTCTGCTTGCGCGTTAAGATTGCCGGTTACAAGATCATCATCGTTACTATGTCGCAGGCTGTTCATTTCCATGAGGTAACAACGAAGGAGCACGGCATCACACCTGAACGCGACCAGAAGGTGCTTCTTGAACATCTCTCAGGCATGTATTATGCGCAGTTTATGAAGGTGATGCCGCTCGATCACGACTCGAAAACATGGGGGAAGTTGGAGTTTATTTACTTTAAAAAGGCTTAGAATGCTTATAATCTTTACGTCCATAGTTGCTACATTTGTTGCAATAACCTTTGACTTTTAAGTCAACCAAGAAAGGAGGTGCAAATCATGGACGCGCAAAGAATATTGATATTTAGATCAGGCGCGTTTGGTTAGCCTTCGGGCTAACTAGGCGATAATATTATTTTGACCCCCGTAATTCGTTTTTTAAAGTCTCAAGGCCATGAACTATACGTCCAGACTAGCAAACGAGGCATGGAGGTATTTAAGAATAATCCACACATTACCCGTTTGATTCAACACAAAGAAGAAACTCCGACCGAACACCTTGCTGACAACATCAAATGGGTCAAGCGCAAATTTAAGTGCGAGAAGGTACTCGACTTCTCAGAGTCTATAGAGGTGGCACTTTCTCAGCACCCCAGAAGCCCTAATTACAAGCTTCCTAAACAGGAGCGGATCGCCCGCTTCAACCGTAACTTCTATGAGTATGCGTTTGAGCATGTTGGCGAATCGTGGGTTAGCCTTGATCTTAAACCAGAACTTTTCTTTGAACCCCACGAAATAAGAGACGTTAAGAAGCACCTTCGTCCAGATTGTTACAACGTTCTGATGGGACTCTCAGGCTCAGGCAATAATAAGACTTGGCCCTGGGGCCAGGACTTCGCTTACCGCCTCTGCGACGATTACCCAGACGTCCACCTCATTACCGTAGGCGACCTCAAGTGCCAAATCATAGAGCCTGAGCGCAAGGATAGAATCACGAACCTCTCAGGTAGGATTTCGATGCGCGAAGCAATGGCGCTCACCAGCGTCGTCGACTTAGTCATAGCTCCCGACACGGGCATTACTCATGCTGCAGGCTGTTTCGACACGCCACAAATCATCATGCTAGGCCACAATACCCATGAGTGTATCAGCAAACACTTTACAAACGCCTACCCGATTGAGGCGGACTCAAAGCTCGCTCCCTGCGCCCCTTGTCTTTTCCTAATCTATGACCATAAGTTGCAATGTCCTCTTAACCCAGAGACTCATTCCAGCATCTGCATGGCAGACGGAATAAGTCTCCAAACGGTTTACAACAAGTTTGCCCATGTTAAATCTCAAAAAAGAAGCTAAACAGCTTGACGCAGGCGAGTTAAAGATAGTAACCTGCCCCGTCTGCAAGGCTTACATTTCTTTTATCTTCTTCATGCAGGACGCTTCTACGAAATTGCAATCCCGTTGGTACAGCTGTTCATGCGGGGTAATTTTTCAGGATAAATTCCCCAACAAAGTCTATGACAAGAAGTATTGGGACGATCACGATCATACTGACAAGAAACTGAGAGACGCCTTTGAATACCCAGTTCGTATCTATGCTCCCATCATTGAAGAACTCATTTACGGGCGCCGCGTGCTCATGGTCGGTAAGCAGACAGCGCATCAGGAGGAGGCTTTCGCTGCACGCGGCTGGGTACCCACCTCCATAGATAAAAACCCTGCTTCAAACCCACATATCGTTGCGGACTTCGAGGAATACAAATTCCCTGAGAAGCTAAAATACAGCATGATTTGGTTTTACAACACTCTTGAATGTCTTAAAGACCCTATTGCCTCTCTCGACCTATGTAAGAAAATACTTGCAGAGGATGGGATAATATATGTATCGACGCCGGATACGGATTTTGTCCACACAAGAGGCTCCAGCGGATTTATTAACTGGAAACTTGATATGCACTACTTAATGTGGAACAGACGTTCTCTGAAAGCCCACCTAGAAAAACTAGGCTTCAATGTTATCTTAACCAGACAAAATTACGAACACCGCTTCCCTTCATGGGACGAATTTCACCTTCTTGCGCAACGTAAGTTTTTCTAAGGAGATTATATGGCAGCCTCAACCGTTACAATCGACACCAATGAATGGCAGTATATAGACAGATTTGGCATTGGTCATTATGTTACAAACGCCCAGACCTTCTCAATGACAGTTGTAGATGGCGGCACTACCACCGTTGAATACAGTATTCCTGTTGCACAATCCATGACCACTACTGACGGTTACACACTTACCTTCCGCCCTGAAGCAGAAATGGCATCAGGCACAGGCGGGAGCGCACACCGTACGCTTGGCTTCTTTACAGATGCAGGGCAAGGATCAGCTTTCTATCAACCGCCCACAAGAGGGGAGCTTGTTTGTGAGTGCCCTGTAAGCGGTGCTATTCAGCGCTGGAAACCGCGCACGATAACGCCTTCAGATGCTGACTACGGTTCAGCCGGGACTATTGCGGCTGTCTTTGAAGATCAATTTGGAAATGTTATGACAATCGCTGCTGGAACGACTGTGGGTCAAGCGGCATAACCTATGGCAGTATTAAACGAGCCTCAGTTTAAGCACTTATCGGCTGATGGGGCCGTCACTACCAACAACAAGGCGGGCATCCTCCACTACTGCATCTTTACGGGGCAGACAGTGGGGGATTCCTTGCTGATAGTAGACGGAGCCGCCACTGTGTTTAAACTCGTAACGTCAGTGGCTTGGGCGCCAGTTATCCTAGACTTTCTTGGTAAGGATAAAGCCAGGCCCGTGTTCTCAACCGACATAGACGCGAACTTCACATTCACAACGAGTGCAACCGCAACCTTTATCTACGAGGAAATAGGAGCCTAATATGTGGGGAGGAATACTTCCTAACGGCATTACGCCGCACGACGTGGCCCTTTATATTGATGGGCGCGATGGTTCTGTGGCCGACCGCATTACAGGCACAGCCTATACGGATGATGACGTGACGCTTCAGACGGATGACAAGAACGCTATCCGCATGGACTTCAATGCCACAACATCGTCAATCGACTGTGGAAGTGAGATAATCGGTGCGGGCGACATTACCTTTTGCTGTCACTTTGATGTTGACGGGGCGGGCGAGAGCAATCTGGGCAGGGTGGCTGATAATGGAAAGTTTAAGGTCTTCCGCATCAATACTGACCCGCATTTTCAGGTGCAGTCGGACGCGGCCACAGGAGTAGATTCAGCTAACGATTCTGCTGATGTGGGCAATACGGGTTTTCTGTCCATTACGCGCACCTCTACGGGCGTCGTCAATATTTATATTGATGGTGTTCTGTCTGGCTCTGCGGATCAGGACTCAGGCACCCCAGCGGCAGGAGACCAAAATCTTTTCATCGGCAACAACGCTTCGGCTGGTTCCAGAACCTGGGACGGTCAAATTTGGGGCATACAGGTGTACAGGAAGATTTTAACACTTGGTCAAATTCAGCAGCTATATAACAAGTTTGGATGACTAGATGATAAATGATATATGGAAACGAATACAAGTGCGTGCACAAGCGTTGGTGCAGAATACCAGTACTTCAACCACAAACGCCAACGACCTTCTTCCCAAAGTTAAAGATTGGGGCAGAACCCGCTATGACCGTATCTTGCGTGCCTTTCCGTGGCCTGAACTAAATCGATCCTACAATCTATCTATCGTTTCCGGTACTAGAGACTACGCGCTCCGTTATGATTTAGAAAGTATTATTAAGATTTGGGATAGCACTAACGGTCATGAAATCACGGCCTTAGACATCCGTGACCACATCCGCTTCAACGCTATCTTCTTAGAGGTTGTAGGTAATGTGCAGACTGGAAACGCTGATCGGTATATCGACATAGGCTCTAAAAGCGTCTCCGCTCTTTTAAGCGTAGCTGATAAAGTTCAGGTTCTCTCAACCTCTGCTTCCGACACAACCCCCATGGTCATTCAGATCACAGGTGAGGTCAGCGGTATCGCGCTTACTGAGAGCATTACCTTGACCGGAGTTACAGCCGCTGACTCCGTAAACACCTATGACGCAAACGCTGAGCTAATCATCTCAGCAGGTACTTCTGATGGAACGCTTCAAGACTTAGCCGGTGCAGTAACCGTTCGGGAGAAAACAACCTCAGCAAACACTTTAGCGCAGCTCGCTCCCAATGAACGCTCCCCTCTTTACAAATGGATCCGCTTATCTGTAACGCCCAATGCTGCCGTAACGGCGCAAGTCTGGTACAAGAAACGCTGG